ACCTGGGCATCGCCGCCGGAAGACATAGCGGTGAATACGTCTGGCATGGCCTTTTCTACCTCTATCATTAGGTCGATTGCTGAGAGGACGTCGGGCAGGTCAATGTGCTCGGTGCCGCGGTCGATGGCGCAGATCATACAAAGTTTGAGGAAGTGGACTGGGCGCCTGGTATTGTAGTGCATTAAGCGCGGGTGGGTTGGCTTGGGTAAGAGGGCGATGCCCTGATCGGTAATGATGTCGAACTCGCGCCGGTTGTAATCCTCTGCGGTGGCGATGGCGCGCTCGGTCCAACTCATCTTGCCGGAGCGCTCGCTGATCTTGCGAAGATCGTGGATCAGGGCATCGCGGAGGCGGGCGTTGCCGTGGTGAGGGTTGGACTCTGCAAGGTCAAACTCCTTGATCTCGACTTCGCCGGAGTAGGCGATGCACACGCGGGATAGGAAGCCCTCGTTCCAGGCGGATGCAGGCATAGCGGAGGTAAGGAAGCCGGGCGTGGTGCACGCCACGAGATTGACGTTGGGGTTAAGGATGGGCTGGAAGTCCTGTCTGGAAGAGCGACGGCGCTCGGTGTAAAGGTGGCCGTCGTAGAGGTGGGTTAGGGTGTTCATGAAATCGCTGTCGTAGCTCGGCAACAGGGCGCCGAGCTCGGGGGCGGCGATCAGGAGGCTGTTGTAGTCCTCGATACCGCCCGTATAGATTTGGCGCTTGGCCTCTGCGAGGCGGTCGATCAGCGCCGCCTTGGTAAGGGAGATCTCGGCGACATGGTAGCCCTCAAGGGTGTTCCATAACCGCCAGCAGGCCATGAGAGCGCGGGTCTTCCCGGTTCCTGGAGGGCCGACGAGGAAGACATAGACGTTCGGGTAGATGTTCTCGCCCTGGGAGCGCAGCCATACTTTGCGCTCCATAGCCCCGGCCACAGTGGAAATGGCTGCCCATCGCCGGTGTATCAGCGGGGATTGGATGCCCTCTGTGTACTCAAGAAACCCTGCCATCCATGATGCGAGTTGGCGATCTGGCATTAAGAAGGGAGCTATATTGGTTGCAGCAACCACGGCGCGGCTCCGTCAGGGAAAAGAGGGATTTCGAGTGCGTCGCTGCAGGCGCGTGGTATCGCTCCACTTGCGGAGCGCGTCAGGATCGGATGAAGAGTCCGACCAATTCCATCCAACCTTGGCGTCTCCAGGGATCACAAACGTGCGACCGCCTTTCAGGGCCACTCGCTGTTCAATCTGTGCGATGGCCCACGGGACTACCTCGTATTCGAGGTGGTCTGGGAATTGGAAGAGCACGGAGTCGTGGACTTGGAGCAGGAGTTGTACGCGGTTGGCCCGCCACAGCGCGAGCAGGCCGCGGTCGATTGTGTCCGCTGTGATTGATTGGGGTTCGTATGCGACTGCTTGACGTATTGTTTCCGCGTCCTTCCAGTCACCGAGGAAGTGGCGCTGACGGCCCAAGAGGGTTGTTATCTGTCGGGTATCACGCAGGGCCTCTTGGACCCATCGCCACCACAGCGGAAAGGCGGGGAACTGTTCAAGGTAATTGGACTGGAAAGTTTTGATGTGGGTCAGGGGAATATGGGTGGCCCGAGACATCTTATCGGCCTGTCCCTGATAGTTGGTGCCGTGTCCCAAACGCTTCGCTGCATCACGGTACGAGAAGGAACGGTAGAAATTACCAGATGCCAGCTTGCGATCTGCGGCGGCATCACCGCTCCAAGGGAGGTGTCGGAAGGCTCCACGCGCCACATGAGTATGCAAATCGCCGCTTTCACAAGCATCGAGGTAGCGTGCGTCTCGAAAGAGTTGCCAATGTATCGCGCCAACACCTCGCGAGTCCCCCTGCTCTAAGTCGATGTTGCAGAACTTCATGCCTGGATCGGCCACAAAGACGGAGCGAAGGAGGTTCTCTACGTTCTGGAGATTGGTGCCCGTCCCGAAGTCGCTGTACGACGAAGCGAGTCGTCCCGTCGTGGTCCCGGCGATGTTGAACGAGGTGCGCAACCGCCCATCGGGGTCCACCGCTGTCTGGAGGAACGACACCTTCTTCCCTAAGTCCCTCAGGGCGAATACGTGCCGGATGATTGGCTCGGCCAGCCAGTAGCATTCGAGCACTTCAAGGGCGTCGCGGTCGGTGGTAGGAGATCGCTTGCCGTCGCCGCTGCGCTTCCACTGTACTGGAAGTCCAAGGCATCCGTAAAGAAGGGAGCACATATCCTTGTTGGAGCGCCAAGAAGAGGTGGCTCGCCACTCCGCGAAGCCGATCCCATCACGCACGATCCCATCGAGTTGTTGCTCCAGCATGACCATCTTAGTGCGGTAGTCCGCGAGCACCTCGTCCCGGCGCCACAGATCGACGCGGAGGCCGCGCATATTCATCTCGAGAATTGGTCCTTGCAGATCGCGACTGAAGCGGTACGTTGCCCCTGTCACCGGGGTGACCTGCGGGACGAGGGCGCCGAGAACCTCGTGGGTTATGCAGCAATCGAGGCCGTTATAGACCCAGAGGGTGTCATTACGCGACAGCCGCTCTGGATCAATGGTTCGTGTGGCGATCTTTCGCAAGGTAACGCTCCTCCGTGTTCTTGCCCTGTGCTTTGGCACGCATTTTGGCGTCAAGCATTCCTGATGACCAGCCGAGGTCGCAGTAGAAGCAGATGGCCTCGGCGGCGGGCCACCAAGCATAGCCCAAGTCGATACCAAGGAGCCGCTCGATGACGATGTTATCGTCGAGAGCGCCTGGATACATACGGTGCGAGAGGAAAGGGGCTTCACCACGATTTATCGAGTCCCGCATGGCAGCGATGGCATAGCTGACGTTTGTGCGCGCTAAGCGACGCGAGGGTGCGCGGAAGGGAGACTCGATGATGACGCGGCGGAAGTCGGTCATACATCTTCCCTTTTCAGGGTGGTACGGTGTCGCATTTGCTTCCAGGCTGGCTCGTCACTATAAAGTGAGCCAAGAAATCCAAGGCTTTTTTGCACTTCAGGTTGGAGGGCGTGATGGAGTAGCATTGTATCATGAAAGCAATTCGCGACTGTAATACCGTATCCTCGCCAGATGTAGTGGAGGTCATAAAGTCCGTTTTGAAAGACTTTAGGCACTGGCAGTCCGCAAATTCGTCGAACCCATTCCCACGCGAGAGGCTCATCAACTTCACTCCAATAGGAATTGTCGCTGCGGGAGGCGTCCCAGATCGGGATCACAAGGGCCTGATCGGGTGTCCAAGAGAACCCGATGCAAGTGATCTGGCCCTTGGCCGTCTCAATGTCCACGGCCAAGAGCCGTGCGCGCTCGATTTGGCGGAAGGCGTCAGCGAGGTCATCGAGGTTCTCAGGGATGTAGATGGTGCGATCCGGTCGGGACACCTCAGGTGTCCCGGACGCGCGTTGAGCCTTGGCGAGATCGGCGACGACGATAGGGCGCATGTTAGCTGCGCCGCGCAACAGGTAGGCAGGATGAAAGGTAGCGAGGAACTTACCGTAAGGAGTGTCGCTGATGGTGCCGCGCTTGCGTGTGATCTGGCCTGCACCGGTAGCGAACCACAGAGCGGTTGCCCCCAACCCCACCAGAATGTTCGGCTTCCAAGCAGCGAGTTCGGCACGAAGCCGCTCAAGCTCCGGGTAGAACTCGGCGCGAAGGTACTTTCCAGCTCGGATGGGTGGCAGCCCGTCGTGACGAGGACCGCAGAGCGCGTCGATGCGGTTGGACGGGGGCTGGAAGTTGAAGACGTTAGTGAGACGGATGCCCGCCTCTTCGAGGATGGAGTCTCGGCGGCGGTACTGTCGCGACCACAGAGCACCGGAGAGCGCACGACCCTGGTCCGTACTCACTACGCCTGCTTCCGCCAAGAGTTTGATTAGTTGGGCACCGCTGGCCCCGACGAATGGGGCGCGCGCCTCGGCCTCGTTGGCACCCCACGCCTCGCCCAAGAGGACCATACGTACGGTCATGGCTCGGTCTTCTCAAGAGCATACCGGATGAGGGCGTGGGCAAGCTGGATAGCGCGACGCGGATTGACGGCTACCATGCTGGTGCCCTCTTGCGTGTAGGTGATGACCTCAATGCGCTCACCGCACCGGACGATGACGCGATCAGGTGTTGAGAGCGCGTCGCGCAGCGTCTGCGTACTCCGAGTTGGACTCAAGCCCGAAGACGTCTCGGGCGCCGAGGGCGCGGGCGGCTCGGAGGGCGGAGCCGCTTCCGCAGGTGGGGTCGAAGAGTCGGGTGTTTCCATCTACACACATCTCGAAAAAGTGTTGGAGGGCAACGACGGACTTCTCGTGCGAGTGGATGTCTCGGGTTGTTGGGGCGACGATTGAGTTGGCTTTGGTGCGAATGATCTTGCGGTCGTTGCGCCAGCCAAAGAAAGCCGTCTCATATACCCGGCGAGGACGGCGGGCGGGGTCTGGGGCTATGCCTTCATTCTCCCCTCGTTGCCAAATCAGCGGGTAGGGGTCGAACTTGAAGCCATCGAGGCGCTCTAGCGCCGCCCAAGTACGGGCGTAGTGCTGTGGGGAGAACCAAAAGAATAGGTGGGCGGACTCGGCGCAGAAGCGATCCAAAGTGAGGGTAAGGGTGTCTAGGAGCGCCCAGTAGGCGTCGGGGGTGTCGGTGTAGTCGGCGCGAAGCTGAGAGTTTTGGCCCTGGTGCTGGTCCGCGTCGATGCCATAGGGAAAGTCGCAGTGAATGAGGTTGAAGAGTGGGCCAGTGTAGTTGGGTACCCAGTGATGGAAGTTGGCGGTTAGAATGGGGGACTGGTGTGTATAACCAATATTTTTGGTTATACACACAGTAGCATCCTGTACTCGCCGACTGACTTTTCGTTCAGCTGCATTTTTAGCTACCGAGAACACAGTAGCTTGCCTTATTACAGGATCGTTTTGCATTTCTTCGTAGACCATTATATTCTGTCTAACAGTCTCTCTGTTAAGACCAGTTTTATTAGCGGTATCCTCATGACGCCATCCAGGGTTCTTAGCTTTAAGCCGTTCATGCTTTCGATAGATAGCTGCTGCCCTATCCTGCCAATCAATGTCTAACCTCTTTATATTCTCGTCGAACTCTATATCATCTAATGCTTCCTCATCCAGCTCATCCTGATACTGGACAGATATATGCGTCCACCCCAACTTACGAGTTGCGAGAGTGCGACATTCTCCTGCCACTAATTGCCCATCGCGAGTTATAACTATCGGATGTATCAGTCCATTAGCACTTATAGACTCAGCAAGAGATGCTATGTGTTGCTCGTTTATAGTTCTGCGCTGCCGATTGGGACGGTCAATTATGATGTCGGCAACAGGAAAGGAATGGAAGATACCTGATGTCATTAGTTACTCCAGTCTTCTGATTTCCATTCAGCGTTGTCCAAATCAAAAGCCTGTACAGCAAGCCACATTTGAACTTTATCGGCTGGTATTGGATAGTTAGTGCAGTCTTTATATTTTCTTTTAACATAATGTATCTCTACTTTGAACAGTTCTCCTTCTGGGATTACGTGTGCTATAGAAACTTCCTGCATATCAATCGCAGAATACTTTTTGTTTGACTCGAACTTCATATCGCACCTGCTGCGGAAGGTGCGGGGGCCGAAGCCCCCACGATTGGTTAGGTGGCGCGAGCGGTTGATCCGATCTGTGCCATGAGGCGCATCGTCCCGTCATCCGACTGCATCGGACGGTGGGTGATCGAGGCAATCAGCTGTTGGCCTGGCACCCGAGAGAGCGATTCCTTCAACGGCCCCGAAAGACCAAGAGTGTTAAGGAGGAACGTCTTGAGCGTTGCCATTGCATAGGGCGACTCCCAGATGGTGTGACGGATGGTTACATCGTGAAGGGTCTGGTTGCTCGCATCGAGGTATTCGGCGAGTGTGCCGCGGTCCACATCATCCATCGCAGAGATCAGCCGCACCGTGAATTGGATGCCTGCCGTCTGTTTCCGTGTGGAGGTAACGTTCTCGTAGTTACCTACAATCTGGGCCAGGTAGGAGCCTACCGGGATTGGTGGGACCTCTTTGATGTCTTCGAGGTTGGTTTTAGCTTCTTGCTCGATGAGTTCGTGTAGATTTGGCATGGTTTGTGTCCCTTCCCTGTGTGAGGACTGGTATCATACACTAATTTCGGTGGTTTTGCAAGCAGTTTTTGGTGTAGGCTGCACATTCTCCTTTCATCTACAATGCTGGAATGCAAGCGAGGCTTCCCCAACCACCCGAGCGCAGCTTCCAAAGTTGGATTTGAAAGTGGGAGCGGGGCTGTGCCGAGAAGAACCTGACGGCGGCGATGTAGTCGTGGAAGACCCGTACGCGGCCCTCTTCGTACCGCACAGCGTACATCAGGAGAGCGCCGCTTTGAAAAAACGGGCAAGGCCATCCTCCATGTCAAACTCATCTGCCATGTCGAACGACCGGGGGTTTTTGAGGTCGATCATCGAGGTAGATCGGGTGCGGATGGTCCGGCGCGTTCCACTCTTGGTTGCGAGGGCAACCGAGGGGAAGTACGAGGGTATCTCTGGGGAGATGGCGTTGCCGACCGCAACTGGGAAGCCTTTGGTCTGGCCGTCGCGCTCTATGTACTTTACGTGAGCGATGACGATCACGTTAGTTGCGAGAGACTCGGCGGTGACGTAGGCCACGGTGTTCATGAGGGCCTGTTGTGCGGTGTGATAGAATTGCTCGGGACGCACGCCCCGTATTGGCACGCCCTCTGCGAACGTCGCCGCGCCAAGGAGCCCCTTGGCCCACCAATAAGCAGACCGAGACATCGTAGTGAGGGAGTCGATCACCAGGATGTGCTTTGATCCCCATTCTGATGGGGTGGAACCGTCCTCCCACAGATCGATCGCCTTCATGGAGCCAATATATGCGGTAGGCACTCCATCGATGATCGGGCCGTTGGGAGTGGTTCGGAACTTGTCTCGGAAGCTCATGTATTGGATCGCGTCGAGCCGCGCCGGCGCGGAGCGGCGCACCATCTGGATCAGTGGGTCGAGAAGGTTGTCGAAATCGAGGACGCGCAGGTGGTAGCCCGCCTCCACAAGGGAGGCGAGGCTGGTTGTTTTACCGGTTCCCGAGTCGCCAATGTATAGGAGTTTGACGAAGGTGGAGGATTTGTGGTCGGCGGCGCTAGGCATGATTGCCCTCCTATTCTGAAAAATATCGGAAGCTCGCCACTATGCGCATTCACTGAATCCTTCCTTAACGGGAGAGTGGATTGTCGGGCCGGCGCTCAAAGAGCGTTTCGAGATATTGCCGTTGCACCGAGGGATCTTTGGAACACACTTCGCGGAATGGACAGCCTCCGTACATCATACACGCGGCGTCGTTGAGGGGCCAGCCTTCGGCTTCGGCCTCCCATGTCCGCTCGATCCAATACTTCGCATCGCGGAGCCACTTGTTGTTTTGGGCCTGGGTACGAAAGGTGAACCCACGCTCGAACCGAGTGAAGCCGACCGCGATCTGCGCCGCGTCGATCATAACCCCTTTGACAGGCTGATGCCACACCACTTCCGCCGCGATAGTGTAGAGGGACATTTGGTCATTCGGGTTGTAGCGGCGGAAGTAATATCCTCCCATCGTTGCGCCGGTCGTCTTCTGGTCCTGAACGTAATAGTCCCCGCCGTAAGATACGATGCGGTCGAGATGGCCGCACAGCATTATATCGTCGTCGAGCTGAAAGCGGAACGAAAGCTCGACGGCGGGGTGGCCGTTGGGGAATACGACTGTTTCGCATGGATCGTTCTCATAAGTGTCCAGGTACCACACTATCGAGCGGAGCAACGTCTCGCGGGTCTTCGCATTGTGCTCGCTTACCCAATCTCTCGTGTTTATCAATGTGAGTTCAACTACATGAGACAACGACTCTTTATGCGGTGCGCCTTCCGCGCGCTGGCGATGATAGGTTTCGAGCGCTTTGGCGTAGTGCGACCCAAAGATTAGGTCGTCTGAGGATGACTTTGGACGCCATCCCTCAACCACCATATAGTAGAACTTTCGAGGGCAAGCTTTGGCTGGTTCTAAGGCCGAGTGGTTCCACGCCCATAACCTGCCATCAGGGAGAAACGGGTTTTCTTCTCTGCTTCCAGTTTCGGTTATTACAGACGTGAGATATGGTTGCGTAGCAGACATACGGATAGCTCCTGTGGATAGATATTATCATCTCACCAGCCTTCCGGCGCCGGCGAATGTCTTGGATATCTCCTTCACGCAACTTTGCAAGAGGGTGTCGCCCACGAGCAAAAGTTCCGTGCCGTATCGCATCTCTTACGTTCTGCGCGTGTGTCGCCCAATAGAGATTGGATGCGCGATTGTCAGTACTTACTCCATTACGATGGGCCGCAAGCATCCCTTTCTTTGGGTGGCCGTAGAAGGCAGCGCATACGAGGCGATGCACCTTGTATTGCTTCCCTCTAATGCTCACAACGTAGTAGTGCTTGTGGAAAGTTAGGGTGAAGAGTCGTGATGTTCCATAGGAGCCTCGTATCTTGCCGAGCGATGATGCCTCCACATATAGAGGCAGTCCAGGGACGTGTCTCCACTCTTCAGGCATTACAAAATTCCGAGATCCTTCAGGTCAACAGCCGGTTTAATCTGCGCGCCCTTTCCGGTGAGGACGAAGTTGCGCCTCGCATCACGATAGTAGGTTATGAGACGGTCGATATCTTGCTTTGAGTAGGAAAAGGGATCGCGGGCGAAGAGCTCGGTGAGGGTTTCTTCCTTCGGGTCGGTCATACTTCGATCTCCTCTAGGGTGATTGGGTCGAGCCGGGGCTGTGTGGCAAGGCGTTCGCGGTAGCGAGAGTCAACCCGACGTAGGTGCTCTCGGACGAGGGTGCG